CTAGGTGGATTTGGTGATGGTGATATTGAATTTTCTGAATCTGAGGATGAAGAAATTGGTGGAGAATAGTGTTTTTATTTTTTAACTTTTAATACAATAGACGAAATGTCTAAAACATTGTTGGTTGACGGTGATAATTTGTTAACCATAGGTTTTTACGGTCAGAAGAATAGATTTTATAAGGGTCAACATATTGGGGGTTTATTCCACTTTATCGACACCCTTAGAAGATCTTTCGAAACATATCAGTTAGACAAAATCTGTGTATTTTGGGATGGTAGAGAAGGCTCTTTATCAAGAAAGAAAATATACCATCAATACAAAGAAAATAGAAAACAAAGAAACAGAACTGAGGAGGAGATCAATTCGTATCAATACCAAAGAAACAGAATCAAACAATATCTGGAAGAGTTATATGTTAGACAGGCAGAGTTTGAATACTGCGAAGCTGACGATTGTATAGCTTTTTATACACAATCCTCAACATCTGAGAAAAAGATCATCTATTCATCTGATAGAGATTTAGTACAATTAATTAATGATGACGTTGTTTTATATAATCCATCTCATAGAAAATTATATTCTAGAAATGATATTATACAATATGACCACGAAGACGTTTTAATTGAAAACGTAAAGCTCATAAAGATCTTATGTGGTGATCCATCTGACAATATATTTGGTATCAAAAACTTGGGGATAAAAAGACTTATCAGTATGTTCCCAGAAATTAAAACAAAACAATTAACTTTACAAGAAGTAAGAAATCAGGGTGATATATTATTTGAATCTGATAGACATAATAGACTCATTCAAAATTTTCTAACAGGCGTTACTAAATTAGGAGTCTTTGGAGATGAATTCTTCGAGATAAATAATAAAATGGTATGCCTAGATGACCCCATATTAACAGACGATGCTAAAATTGGGATCATTTCATTGATAAAGGAGAATTTAGACTCAGAAGGTCGGTCATATAAGAATATGATGAGATTGATGCAGGAAGATGGGATATTCAGCTTAATACCTAAATCAGACGACGGCTTGGTAAATTTTCTAAACCCATTCTTAAGATTAACAAGAAAAGAAAAAAATAAAAAAATAATAAAATTTAATATTAAAAAGTGAGATTTATGAATAGTAACATGCAAGACCCAAACAAATTTGAGTTTTTACTAACATTAGACGGAAATATTATTTGTCAAAGATATTTCAACGTAAGGGATTTCAATCCAAAGACAAAAAAATCTATGAATTTACACGAAGAAGTAAAATATATTTGTGCTGAAATTTCTGAAGATTTGAAAATAAAAAGTTCTGATTATCTATCCGAAAATCAAGCATTTTTCATGAATAGCGAGATTGTGGAAGACCCTAAAGAATTGGATGAACAGTATTTTTTGTTGCAAATTAAGCAACTTGACGAGGTATTTATTGAAAGAATTTTCCCTGCGCATTACTATCATCCAAAGGTTAGATATGCTGTAGACATCAGACCAAAGCTGAGGAAGATTTTGGCAGATTTGACTGAAGTTTTGTCACTTAGTGATCCTGAGACAACTTACCTTCAGTACGAACTTTAATTTTTTTTATTATTTGAAACAATAGACATATGAATGACATAAATTTTGGTCATTTAGGGAGCAACTATCAGTTATCTCTCCTTAAATTGATCATAGAAGACAGGAAATTTTCTGAAACAATAATTGAGGTTATTGAACCTGATTATTTTGATAATAGCGGTATGAAATTTATCGTTCAAAATATTAAAGAATATTTTGAGACATACGGGAAAACCGTACCACAATACAACGCTATTGAAGAGCAGATAAAGGCTGAAAGTATTTCTGATACAAACAGAAAATCTAACCTTGATATGTTATCAAATGTTAAAAACCACGTAATAGAGCCTGGAAGCGTTCCGGGAACTAAGGACAGGGCAATTAAGTTTTGTAAACAACAGGTAGTAAAAAAGGCAATTAAGAAAATCGAAGAGATTACTAAGAAGGGTGATTTTGAACAGTATAATACTATTGAAAAAATTATACAAGACGCTCTTCAGGTTGGTGTAATGGGTCATGAGGTTGAAGATGTATTCGACAATATCATGATGGCGTTACAGGCTGACAACAGAAGACCAATACCTACCGGTATTGTTGGAATTGATGGGCTATTAGACGGTGGTTTAGGTAGAGGTGAACTTGGCGTTGTTTTGGCGCCAACAGGAACTGGTAAAACTACATTATTAACCAAGTTCTCTAACGAGGCATACAATTCTGGGTATAATGTTGTACAGATCTTTTTTGAAGATAACATTAATAATATCAAAAGAAAGCACTTTACCATTTGGACAGGTATTTCACCTAAAGATCAACCATTAGAGGCTGATAAAATTGAAGAAATTGTTGCAGAAAGAAGAAAACAATCACAAGGTGAACTTAGATTATTAAAGTTACCTAGTGACTCTGTTACCATTTCCGAAATAAAATCTAAATTAAGAAAGCTTCAGGCAGATGGATTTAGAATAGATTTAGTAACTTTGGATTATGTTGATTGTATCACACCAGAGAAAACGAATTATAACGAAGAATGGAAAGGTGATGGTGCAATTATGAGACAATTAGAATCTATGACATCTGAATTTGATGTGGCTATATGGACAGCAACACAAGGTAATAGAGAATCTATTAAGAGTGAAGTTGTAACAACAGATCAAATGGGTGGATCAATTAAGAAAGCACAAATTGGTCACGTAGTTCTATCTATCGGTAAAACGATTGAGCAAAAAGAACAAAACCTAGCAACATTAACACTATTAAAATCTAGAATTGGTAAAGATGGTGTTATCTTTAACAATTGTAAATTCAATAACGAGTTCTTAACTATTGATACAGAATATCAAAACACACTTCTTGGTTACAAAGAAGAAAAAGAAGAACAAAAAAGAAACAGAAAAAATACTGTTTATCAAGAATTCTTAGAAAAAAATACAACAACAAAATAAAAAATAAAAAAAATGACAGAAAAAATTTTAATTGACAATCCAGGTCGCTTTGTGCTTTTTCCAATTCAGCATCATGATTTATGGAGATTATTTAAACAACAAGAAGCGTGTTTTTGGACTGCTGAAGAGATTGATCTTGGACAAGATGTTTATGATTGGGATAATAAGTTAAATGCAGATGAACAACATTTTGTTAAACACGTTCTAGCATTTTTTGCTGCGTCGGATGGTATTGTCAATGAAAACTTAGCAATGAACTTTGTTAATGAGGTTCAATATACTGAAGCTAAATTTTTCTATGGTTTCCAGATTATGATGGAAAACATCCATAGCGAAACATATTCGTTATTAATTGACACATACATTAAAGATAAAGAAGAACAACATAAATTATTTAATGCTATTGAAACCATCCCAGCAATCAAGAAGAAAGCTGATTGGGCAATTAAATGGATTAATTCTGAATCTTTTGTTGATAGATTAGTTGCATTTGCTGCTGTTGAAGGTATTTTCTTTTCTGGTTCATTCTGTTCTATTTTCTGGTTAAAGAAAAGAGGATTAATGCCAGGTTTAACTTTCTCGAATGAATTAATTTCTCGTGATGAAGGTATGCACTGCGATTATGCTTGTCACTTATTCAATAACCATATTGAAAATAAAATTTCTGAAAAAAGAGTTAAAGAAATTATCTGTGGTGCACTAGAAATCGAAAAGGAATTTATTCTTGAAGCATTACCAGTTCGTTTGATTGGTATGAATTCAGATTTAATGGCACAATATTTGGAATTTGTAACAGATAGATTATTAGTTGCATTAGGTTGCTCTAAAGTTTATAATGCAGAAAACCCATTTGATTTTATGCAAAATATTGCATTACAAGGTAAAACAAATTTCTTTGAGAAAAGAGTTGCTGAATATCAAAAAGCGGGTGTAAATAAAACAACAGAGTCAGAAGATTTAAATTCTGCATTCGGTGATGTTGATTTCTAAAAAAACAATTGAATAAGAGAAAAATGAAAGTATTAAAGAGAGACGGTACGTTAGAAGAAATGAGATATGACAAGATCACTAAAAGAATTAGTGCTCTTTGTGAAGATTTAAACATGGATTATGTTGATCCAACTTTTATTACATTAAAAGTAACTCAAGGAATTTATAATGGGATCACTACAACAGAGTTGGATACATTAGCAGCAGAGACAGCAGCTTCTATGACAACAACACATCCAGATTATGCAAAGTTAGCGGGGAGATTGGCGGTTACTAATTTACATAAAACAACACCAAAGAAATTCTCTCAAGCAATTAAAGAACTACATTCATTTGTTGAACCAAAAACTGGTAAGGAATCATCGCTAATTGATGATAGTGTTTACAAGTTTGTTATGGAAAATAAGGAGGTGATTGATGGTGCAATTGTTTTTAATAGAGATTTTGATTTTGAGTATTTTGGATTTAAAACATTAGAAAGATCATACCTATTAAAGATTAGTGAAAGAGTTGTTGAAAGACCACAGTATATGTATATGAGAGTTGCCGTTGGTATTTGTGGTGGTGATGTACAAATGGCACTTAGAATTTATGATGATTTATCACAACATTTTTATACTCACGCAACACCAACATTATTTAATGCTGGTACACGTAGAGCACAAATGTCATCTTGTTTCTTAATTGGAAACAAGGGTGATGATATTGATGGATTGTTTGATACAATTAAAGACGTTGCAAAGATTTCTAAATGGGCTGGCGGTATTGGTCTTCACGTTCATGATGTAAGAGCTAAAGGTGCGTATATTAAAGGAACCGGTGGTATGTCCGATGGACTTCTACCGATGATGAAGACTTATAATGAAGTTGCTCGTTGGATTAATCAAGGTGGTAAAAGAAAAGGATCTTTTGCTATCTATCTAGAACCATGGCATGCAGATGTTTTTGAATTTATTGATTTAAGAAAAAATCATGGTAAAGAAGAAATGCGTGCAAGAGATTTATTCTTAGCTATGTGGACACCAGATTTGTTTATGCAACGTGTTGAGCAAGATGGTGATTGGTCGTTATTCTCTCCAGACGAAGCCCCAGGTTTATCTGATGCATATGATAGTCCAGAAGATAAAGCATTCACTAGATTATATGAATCTTACGAACAACAAGGTTTAGCTAGAAAAACAATTAAGGCTAGAAAGTTAATGGACGCAATTTTAACTGCACAAATAGAAACTGGAACACCTTATATGTTATATAAAGATCCAGCTAACTACAAATCAAATCAAAAGAATTTAGGCACTATTAAATCTTCAAATTTATGTACTGAGATTATTGAATATAGTTCACCAACTGAACAAGCTGTTTGTAATTTAGCATCTATCGCGTTACCGAAATATATTGTTGATGGTGAATTCAGTCACAATATGTTATATGAGTACACATATCAAGTTGTAAAGAACTTGAATAATGTAATTAATTTAAATTTCTATCCAACAGAAGAAACTAAAAATTCTAATTTTAAACACAGACCAATTGGTTTAGGTGTTCAAGGTTTAGCTGATGTATTCTGTATGTTAGGACTACCATTTGAATCAGAAGAAGCTGATAAATTACAAACGGATATTTTCGAAACGATTTATTTTGCTGCTATGACATCATCAAATGATTTAGCAAAAGAATATGGTCCTTATGAATCTATTGTTGGTTCACCTATTGAAAAGGGTATATTCCAATTTGAAATGTGGGGATTAAAAGATAAAGATTTATCTGGTAGATGGAATTGGAAAAAATTAAGAAAAGAGGTTGTTAACAATGGTGTTAGAAATTCTTTGTTAATTGCTCCTATGCCAACAGCATCAACAGCACAAATCCTTGGTAACAACGAAGCGTTTGAACCATTTACAACTAACATGTATTCAAGAAGAACATTAGGTGGTGAATTCGTTGTTGTTAACAAACACCTGGTTAATGAGTTATTAAAATTGAACTTATGGAATGATGATCTTAAAAAGAAGTTAATCATGGAAAATGGTTCAATTCAAAATATCCCAGAAATACCGGTTGAAATCAAAGAAGTGTATAAGACTGTTTGGGAAATGTCTCAGAAGAGAATTTTACAAATGGCTGCAAATAGGAGTGTGTTTATCGATCAGTCACAATCTTTGAATTTATTCATTGATAATGCAACAAAACCAAAATTATTAGCAGCACACTTATTTGGTTGGAAACTTGGTTTAAAAACCGGTATGTACTACCTAAGAACTCGTTCTGCAGTAGATCCAATAAAAGGATTAGGTGTCGATACTTCAACCAACAAACCAGTTGAATCACCGTTACAATCGGTTACATATCAGACAACACAAAAATCTATTATAAGTGAAGAAACTCCGGAGGTTGTTATGACAACAGAAAGACCAACGGATTCCCCATTTGAATGTGAGGGGTGTGGATCTTAAGATAATGGGTGGCACCCTCAAAGTCTAACTGTCGTCAAGGCGTACCTTGAGCATCCAGGACTTGATTTAATGAAGGGTGTAAATGTCAAGTCACTATTTAAATTTCGCGACTCTTTTTTATGAAGGTGTCGCGATTTTTTATTTATATCCATTTTAGTATTGTTTATATTTATTGGTATGGCTACAAAGTATGGATTAGACTTTCCGTTTAGAGACAGTACAATAGGTGACTACACCAGAATGACCCTAACAAGAGACGAAGAGATTCGTGCTAACTTGATTCATTTGTTATTGACAAGAAAGGGTAGCAGGTATTTTTTACCTGATTTTGGTACTAGATTGTATGAGTACATTTTTGATATGAATGATGTTGTTACATATAATAGTATTGAAGATGAGATTAGAGAAAGTATTAGAACATATATTCCTAATTTAGAGATAAACTCAATAAAAATAACAAACCCAGAATTAGATCCATCAGAAGGGTCTAGTATTAGTGAAGATGAGGATATTAGACTGTTTAGAGTTAGCGATTCAGCCTCAAAACCATATACAGCTAAAATAAGAATCGATTACACAACAAATAACGGAGCTTTTTCTAGTTCAGACTTCGTAATTATTAATATCTAATATGAGCAAAAAAATAGCATATACCAACAGAGACTTTGCTGGTTTAAGACAGGACCTAGTAAACTTTACTAAAGAATATTATCCTGAATTAATTCAGAATACTAACGACGCTTCAATATATTCAGTATTGTTAGACTTAAACGCTGCGATTGCAGATAATCTACATTTTCATATTGATAGAGTTTGGCAAGAAACTATGCTTGATTTTGCACAACAAAAGCAATCTTTATTTCATATTGCTAAAACATATGGTATTAGAATACCTGGGTCTAGACCTTCGGTTGCATTATGTGATTTTAGTATTAATGTGCCAGTAAAGGGTGATAAAGATGATGATAGATATGAAGGTATATTAAGAGCTGGAGCACAAGTATCTGGTGGTGGACAAATATTTGAAACAATATCTGATATTGATTTCTCTAATCCATTTAATGAAAAGGGAGAATCAAATAGATTGAAAATACCTAATCGCGATGGAAACAACAAGATAATATCATATACAATCACAAAGAGAGAGCCAGTAGTGAATGGGGTAACAAAAATATTCAGAAAGGTTATAAGTCAAAGAGACCAAAAACCATTTATGAAAATATACCTACCAGAAAGAAATATACTTGGTGTTACAACAATAATACATAAAGATGGTACTTCTTTTGCCGGAAACCCAACAAATAGTGAATTTATTACAGAGGCTAATAAATGGTATGAAGTTCAATCGTTAGTTCAAGATAAAGTTTTCGTACCTAGTAAAACAGCTAATTCTGATAGAAAGAATTTTAAGGCCGGTGAATACATTAGAGTGAATAATAAGTTTATTACCGAATATACACCAGAAGGATACTTCTTTGTTACATTCGGTTCTGGTAACGTAGATCCATTAGACAACTTAGATAATTACATTACAAATAATTTAAAAGTTAATTTATCAACATATCTAAACAATATGTCATTAGGTGCAATACCTAAACAAGATAGTACATTGTTCATCAAATATAGAATTGGTGGAGGTAAAGAAAGTAATTTGGGTGTTGGTGTTATAAATAATATTGAAAATATTGATTTTAGTATAAA